AAATACACCGGGTCTTTTGCGCACTTGATGTATTCAGCACCCGATTCGTGGCACCATCGCGTTCGACACTTATCCGTTTCAGGACCGCACACTGAAAGACCTTGTCGAAGAACGCTACAACATCATTCTGAAGAGCCGTCAGATGGGTATCACCACCCTCGTTGCGGCATATGCGCTGCACATGATGACGTTCAACAACGACAAAAATATCTTGTGCTTGTCGATTACTCAAGAAACGTCCAAAGAAATTGTTACCAAGGTTCGCTTTGCCAACGACAATCTTCCAAGCTGGCTCAAGGTTCCGGCCACCGAAGACAATCGTCTCAGCTTGAAACTAAAAAACGGCTCGATGATTCGCGCCGCATCTTCTGCTGGCACCGCTGGCCGTTCGAGTGCCTTGTCTCTCCTCATCATCGACGAAGCTGCGTTCATTGAAGGTATTGAAGAAATCTGGTTGTCCGCTCAAAGCACCTTGAGCACGGGTGGTAAGGCCATCATCCTTTCCACACCAAACGGCGTGGGTAATTTCTTCCACAAGAAATGGCAAGAAGCTGAGAGCGGTGAGGTTCTGGAAGGCCAACCAAAATTCAATCCAATTTCTCTGCCGTGGCATCTGCATCCAGAGCGCGACCAAAGCTGGCGCGACTTGCAGAGCAAGAATCTTGGACCAAAGGGCGCTGCGCAAGAATGTGATTGTGAATTCAGCACGTCCGGTAACACGGTTATCGACATTCCGGTGTTGCAGTGGTATGAAAAAACTCATGTGGTTGAACCACTAGAAAAGCGCGGCATCGACAAAGGATATTGGATTTGGAAATATCCCGAAGCCGGTAAGTCATACATGGTCACGGGGGACGTGGCTCGTGGCGACGGTAGCGACTATTCCGCCGCTCAAATCGTTGACATTGAAACGCTCGAACAAGTCGCGGAATACAATGGCAAGCTTGGCACAAAAGATTATGCGAAGGCTCTCATGACCTTCGCAACGGAATATAACATGGCATTGCTTGTGGTTGAAAATGCCAACGTTGGCTGGGCGGTTATTCAGGAACTCATCGACTTGAAATACCCCAACCTTTTCTATAGTTCCGCCGACCTGCAATACGTTGACGTGGAAATGCAGATGACGAACAAAATCAACACGCAGGAACGTAAAATGACCCCCGGGTTCACCACGTCGTCCAAGACAAGACCACTTATCATCTCGAAACTCGAATATTACATTCGCGAAAAAGAGGTTATCATCAGAAGCAAGCGATTGATTGACCAACTCAATGTATTCATTTGGAAGAGCACAGGAAGCACCAGCGCCAAGGCCGAGGCGATGGACGGATACAACGACGACCTTGTTATAGCATTCTCCATCGCGATGTGGATTCGTGACATTGCCCTGCGCCTACGCGGCGAAAGCGAAGCCATTATGAAAACCATTCTAACAAAGATTGGCACCACGAGCAAAGAACAGACGGCACAAAATATCAATCTTCTGATTCGTGGTAGTGGCACGAATCCTTATGGTGTGTATCACAATCCTTGGTCGATGCATGTGGGTGGTCCGGGTCATCCGGGCGGCAAAGGAAACAAAGAAGAAGACCTTCGTTGGCTTCTCTGAGAATTCAGCTATAAAAATGGACCGCACAGCTATTTATAGCTAGGGCGCTCATATATATACAATAACCCTATGGCTGAACAAAAAGACCTATTTTCAAGACTGAAGAGGATGTTTTCTACGGACGTTATCGTTCGTAATGTTGGTGGCAAGCGCCTGAAAGTTGTTGACACCGACGAGATTCAATACGCGACAGACAGAAACAGTTTGCGTGACCGCTTCAATCGTCTCCGCAGTGCAACATACAACTTGCACAATCGCGACCTTAGCATGGCATATCAAGCATCACGTCTTGAGCTTTTCCGCGACTATGACGTGATGGACATGGACCCAATCATCGCGTCGGCCTTGGACATTTATGCCGACGAGTGTCTTGTGCCAAGTGAATTTGGCAAGGTTCTTACCATCAAGAGCAAAAACGAAAACATCAAGCGCATCCTCGATAACCTTTTCTACGACATTCTCAACGTTGAGTTCAATCTTTGGAGTTGGACGCGCAACATGTGCAAATATGGCGACTTCTTTCTGCGCATGGAAATCTCTCCTGAGTATGGCGTGTTCCTCGTTCATCCAATCAGCCCATATGAAATCACTCGCGTTGAAGGTAGTGACCCGAAGAATCTGAACTATGTGAAGTATCAGCACGATGGCGCAGGCGGCGGCATGGAGTATGAGAATTTCGAAATCGCACACTTCCGTCTTATCAGCGACAGCAACTTCCTGCCTTATGGTAAGAGCATGATTGAACCTGCTCGTCGCGTGTGGAAGCAACTCAGTCTCATGGAAGACGCCATGCTCATTCACCGCATCATGCGCGCGCCAGAAAAGCGCATCATCAAGATTGACGTGGGCAACATTCCACCAAACGAAATCGACACGGCGATGGAAAAGATTATCAGTCAGATGAAGAAGGTGCCGTATATCGACGAACGCACCGGTGACTACAATCTCCGCTTCAACCTGAACAACATGATGGAAGATATCTACATGCCGGTGCGTGGCGGCGACAGCGGCAACAGCATCGATACTCTTCCGGGCATGGAGTTTACTGGTATCGACGACCTTGAGTATATCCGCAACAAGATGATGGCGGCACTCAAGATTCCAAAGGCATTCCTTGGATACGAAGAAGGCATCAGTGGCAAGGCTACCCTCGCCGCCGAAGACGTTCGCTTTGCTCGCACGATTGCTCGTATTCAGCGCATCCTCATTTCCGAACTCACAAAGATTGCTATCGTTCACCTTTATGTTCAGGGGTATCAAGACGCCTCGCTTGTTGACTTTGAACTCGAACTCGCCAACCCATCCACCATCTTCGAACAAGAGAAGATTGAAATCTGGCAAAACAAGGTGTCACTGGCCAAGGACATGATGGAAGCCAGCATGTTCAGCAAGAAGTGGATTTATGGCAAGGTCTTCAACATGTCCGAAGACGACGTGGAAAATGTTCACAAAGAAGTCATCGCGGACAAGAAAGAAGAATGGAGAATGCAGCAGATTGTGGACGAAGGTAACGACCCGGCAACCAGCAACCAAAAAGCATCTGATGGTGAAGTGTCTGACCTTGGTGGTGGTCCTGATTCCGGTGGTGGTGGAGATGCTCTGCCAGAAATTCCTGACCTTGGTGGGGAGGGTGGAGGAGATGCTCTGCCGTCGCTTGAAGAGTCTGCCGAAACTGCTTCTGACGAAGCTCAACTGAAGGAGGAGACTCGCGAAGAACGTGAGCGCGGCGAACGCGACCAAACCGGTAACAAGGCAAAATACACCAACACGTTTGACAAGACTCGTGGCGAAGATGCCTTGGGCGATAAGCAAAACAAGGAGAAATCCAAGACAGAACGTCGCACCCGCCATATATACCGTGGCTCTCCAATCGGTCTCGATGAAGACCTCAAGAACATCAAAAACCTTTTGAAGACTCGCTATAATAAAAAAGACAAGCGAGTAATCACGGAGAAGAAATCATTGCTTGATGAGGGCAATCTCATTCAAGAAGAGTAAAGCATCAATTATTGAGTTTTTATCACTCTGTCCCATATTTATAACTGACACCACTGTATGAAGAAGCTGAAACACTCTAAATATAAGAATGCAGGTATCCTTTTCGAGTTGCTCGTGCGTCAAGTGACCGCCGACATTCTGAACGGCCACGAAGATTCAAAGGCCAACTCGATTTTGCGCACCTATTTTTCCGAATCAACCGAACTCGGCAAAGAGAATCGGCTCTATCGAATTGTGTTGGAAGAAAAAACCAAGGACCAAGATTCCGCCGACCGTTTGCTTGAGAGCATCATTCGCACCCGCAAGAAGCTGGACGAACGTGCATTGAACATTCAGAAATACAATCTCATCAAAGAGATTCGCGAGAATTATCCACTGGAAGATTTTCTCAAGGGTAGCATCAACAACTACAAGCTTCTGGCCAGCATCTACAAGATTTTTGAAGAAGCTGTCAGTGATGTTCAAGCCGACCCACGCGACATTTTCAAGGCCCGCAGCTGCATCGTTGAAAGCATCGCCGCACCAAAGACGCCAACCCGTCTCGTCACCGAGGCGGAAAAGAAAGACCTTATCGAAGTTTATCAGAAGCAGAACGAAGAAGTTCGTTTGCTGGCTTACAAACTACTCGTTGATTCGTTTAACGAAAAATACAAGGGCTTGGACGACAAGCAGAAGGTTCTGCTCCGCGAATTCGTCAACAACGTCAGCAATACAAATTCACTTCGCCAGTATGTCAACACCGAGGTTCCTCGCGTGCGTGCAGAGCTAACTGAGCTAAAGGCCAAGGTTGATAATGATGTTGTTCGCATCAAGTTGGATGAAACCGTCAACCAACTCGACAAGATTACCAAGGGAACTCTCGTCAAAGACAACCAAATTATGGCTCTCATGTATAGCTACGAGCTTGTCAAAGAGCTAAAAACATTGAAGTGAAATGGCCAAAGACCTCAAAGCACTAATCCGCGAAATCACCAAGGAAGTCATTGACGAAATGACCACGACTGGTGCTGTCGCTGGCTATAATACTCCAAACGCCTTTGGCAAGAATCCAAACAAGAAGCGTGACGCTGCTCGTTCAATGCCCGGTGGAACCGTTGTTGGAGAAACCGACACGGATGAAACCACAGTTGGTGAAAACGAAAGCATGACCATTCGTCGCTCGCTCGAAGAGTCCGAAGAAAAGGACAGAACTGGAATGAAGTGTGAGAAGTGTCACAAAGGCACATATCAAGAAACCAGCCAGTTCGATGATGCTGACGGCGTGCTCCATTGCACCGAATGTGGTATTTCGGTATCGAGATATTCACACGGTCTCAATGAAGGCCGCAGCCGTTATCGTAATTTCAAAGAAAGTGACCTGATGAGGAATCATGCCAAGATTTCTTATGGCGTGAATCAGGCAAAAAAGATGCTCAGTGAAGTGGAGTATCTTCTTAACATCTGCGAACGCCTCAAGACCGAGGCCAACATCAAGAACTCCAACTTGTGGAAAAGAACGCAGCCAGACATGAAAGAGATTCACAAGCGTCTCAAGAACATCGCCAGCCGCATCAAAAAAATGGAGAAAGAATAACTTATGAATCTAACCGAAATCGCCAAAAAAATTCTCAATGAAGATTCTTGGGGCAATAACCCAAGTGCCGCTGCTGGTCAAAATCCGGGCGAGCAGACCGCTGCTACACCACCACCGGCCACCGGCAACGTCAAATTCCATGACATCAAGAAGGATTATACCACCTTCACGTCTGCCATTGAAAAGCAAGAAGAAGCAGCCAAGAAGAAGTTTGACGCCGATTTGACCAAGGCGCTTGGCAACAAGAAAATCACCGTTCGTGCCAGCAAGGGTTCGGTGGGACAGGTTGAAAAAGACTATTCTCTCACCGTCGCGTCCGCTGATATCGTGTATCTCAAAGACAAGTTCTATGTCGTTTTGGTTGGCACAGACAAATCCGAATATTACATCAACACCGATTTCAAAATCAAGGTTGATGCAACAGCCCCAGCCGCACCAGAAATGGCATCCGGTAAAACGGGCAACATCGTGCATCAGCCAGTGATTGGCACTTCAGCTAAAGGATAACCATGAGCAAGCAACTACTAGTCGATTTCATTCCATTCGAGATTACTCCTCAGATTTTGAGTGAGGCTCGTTCCGCAAATCCAAATGCACCATTGGTGCTCAAGGGTCCATTGCAAAAGGCCGGTGAGAAAAATCACAACGGTCGCGTGTATCCTCGCCGTGTTCTCGAACGCGAAGTTGAGAAGTATCAGCAAATCATCAAAGAGCGTCGTGCTCTTGGTGAACTGGACCACCCAGATAGCAGCGTCATCAATCTCAAGAACGTGTGCCACAACGTTGTGGAGTGTCACTGGGAAGGCGATACCGTAATGGGCACAATCGAAATTCTCACCACACCATCCGGCAACATTGCCCGCGACCTCATCAAGAACAACATTCGCATTGGTATCAGCAGCCGTGGTCTTGGTTCTACTCGCCAAATGAGCGAGAACACCGTTGAAGTTCAAGACGACTTCGAGCTGCTTTGCTTTGACCTCGTGTCCTCCCCATCTACTCGTGGAGCTTACATGAATCTCAGCGAAGGTGTCATTAAGGAAGGTTCCAACCAATCCCAAATCATCACCGACCGCAAGCAAATTGACAAGTATCTCAAGGTGGAAGGTCTCGTGCGCGACATTCTTTCCGAGATTCGCTAACATGAAAAAATCAGAACTCAAACAACTGATTCGAGAAGTTCTTCGCGAACATCAAAATGACACTTATGCCGATGTTAAAAAGCATATTGCTTCCGCGTCTGAATACGTAAAGCATATCGAAAAACCGGCTGCATCTAATTCCGAGTTTTCTACCGCACTGAACCTATTGTATCAAGAACTGAACGACGCTGCAAGTATTGTGCTAGGTCATATCGAGACGATTGACCCAACCAGCGCCTCCAAATACAAACAGCGCCCTCGTTAATATGCCAGCCAAATCACAAAAGCTCAAGACAGATGAAGTTGCCACAATTGGGTATGGTGGACATGATATTGCCCGTGAAGACAAATTTGGGCGCAGAATCACGAACATCAAAAACGAACTGGCAAAGATGGGGTTTGAAATTGATTTCATCTATCATTGCGGTGGCGACGAAGAGCCAATGGAAGTGGATATCACGGCGGTCAACGAAAAAACCGGAAAGAAAATTTCTTTCACGGTGGAAGAAGGAAAGCCAAAGATTGACATCAAAAAGCTTCCACAAAGCCCAGTAAAAGAAGGCACATGTCAATGTTGCGGTGGCGACGGCTGGTATGTTGAGCCAGATGAAAAGGGCGAACCAAAACAGGTTCAATGTGATGCTTGTCGGGGTCAAGGAGGGAGTAAAGACCCTGAACCAAGAATTCGTCCAAGTGGAGAACCAGAAAACGAGCCATTCTTCGAGAACAATCTTCTTGGCAACATGGCCAAAGGCATGATGGGACAACCAAAAGGTCTCGCAGTCAATGGTAAGACCGTGGACGAATCTTCCGTGGAAATCGAAGACATCGATACGCGAGACTATCCAGATTTCTGTGACGCTTACGTGTCATCTGCCGCGTTTGAAGACGGCACGGAACTCAATGACGCCGAGCTAGACGAGTTCAACGACAAACATGGCGAATGGATTAATGAAAAAATCCACAACGACCAACTTTGGATGTAACGACATTTTATATCAACCGCTGTATATTTATAAGCATATGAACGACAAGATTACCAACCCATTTCTCAAGCAGATGATTTCTGAAATTGCCAACAAGAGCAACGAGGGTCGTCTTGTTGATATCAACTGGACCGTATTGAATGAAGGTAAGAAGAAGGGTGGCAAGCCAGCCGCTCTCACCAGTTCCGGTCTAGGCAAAAAGAGCGGCACACCAAAACCTCTCAAGAGTGACAAGCTCAAGGAAGCCGCCAAGCCAGAAGAAGCTCCAAAGGATGAGCCAAAAGATGATTTGCCAGAACTACCAGACCTCGGTGGAGCGGACAAAGCAGAAGCCCCAAAGACAGATGCTCCTGCCAAGGCACCAGCAAAAGACGGTCCACCAGCAGATTCTCCCGCCGCTGACGCAGCCCCCGCAGAGCCAGCAGCCGACACACCAGCTGATGGTGAAGATGCGGAAGCAGCCGAAGCTGATGCTGCCAAGGCCAAGGCCGAACTAGAAAAGGCCCGTGCCGAAAAAGACCGTGCTGAGAAGGAAATCGAACAGCACGCTTATATCAAGCTAGGTAGTAACGCCGGTGTTCAGTTCCTTCTCGGTAAGATTCTTGACCACGCTTTCAAAACCAACACCATCGATGCGCTCGCCGGTGAAATGGTTCAAAAGCTCAAGATTCAAACACCAGAAGACATGAACACATTCTCCGAAGATACCGCCGCTTATCGCGTTATCCCGGGTATGCCAGAACTTTTGGCGTCGATGAAGGGTCTTGCTACAAAGCAACCAGACACAGACGAAGAAGCAACCGAATAACACAAAATTTTATGGACATTCTCAAACTAAAGCCACTTATCGAAGGTATCGCATCTTCTGTTCCAGCCAACGTTCCTGAAAAACAGGAAAAGCAATGGAGCACCGAAGAAAAGCGTGCGGCACTTGAATCAATCGGTGCATATGGTCAATGCGGCAAGCACCTGTATCGTGAACACAATCTCATGGAGATTGCTCACAAGCTTTCGGAAATCACGAAGGTTGCCCAAGAACTCGCCATTCATGAGACGGTCAACAGCAAGGACGACGGATGGTTTGACAAGAAGACCGTGGAAACCAATTTCAAGCAACTGAGCAAGCTCAGTGAAGAATTCAACAAGCTCGCCAAGGATGCACACACGCTCCAACAGCGCATGGAAGCCCTCTATGAAGATGGTGCCCACATCGTTGGCCGCTACTATGAAATCAAGGACTTGAAAGAAGGTATCGCCGTTTCAAAAATCGCCAAGTAACTTTTTTCAAGAAAAAGTAGCGTTTTTGTAAATTGGTATATATTTATTTTTAGAAAATGCACCATTATTTGGTGCGAGTCCGGTAAAATCACTTTTTGAAACTCTAATAGTTTCATAACCCTAGTAAGGATTACAAACTATTATGTCAGACCTACTCAAACAAGCGATTGCCGACGCCAAAGCCGTCCGCGCCACCGCCCTTTCGAATGCACGTGTTGCTCTTGAAGAGCACTTTGCACCAAAGCTACAGAGTATGCTTTCTGAGAAGCTAAAGGCCGAAGTTGAAGCATCTGAAGACGAAGGTCTTCCAGTTGCCGACGCTCCTGTTGCTGATGAAGCACCAGTCGCCCCTGAAGCTGCTCCTGAAGCCTCTCTCGATGCTGCTCCTGAAGCCGCTCTCGATGCTGCTCCTGTTGCTGATGAAGCCCCAGTTGACGCCGCCCCTATGGGCGACGAAGCCCCGGTTGACGCCGCTCCTGTTGCTGATGAAGCCCCAGTTGACGCTCTTCCAGCCGATGAAGAAATCGAAGAAGACGCCATGCGCGGCACAATCGCTGCCGAACTCGACCCAACTCTTGCTCTCGCAGAAGCCGAAAAAGCTTCTTCCGACTACAAGAAGACAACTTCCGGTGAAAAGACCGAAGACAAGGGTCAAGAAATCGTTGACTCCACAAAGCTCAAGACCAAGGGCAGCTTGACTGCCAAGAATGACGCTCGCAAGGCTTCCCCTGACTACAAGAAGACAACTTCTGGTGCCAAGACGGAAGACCCACAGGGCGCATCCAATGAACTTTCCAAGGGCATGAAGAAGACCGAGTCTTCTACACCAGCTCTTAAAGAAAATGAAGAAGTTGATGAAGCTTCTCTTGACGAAATCCTCAAGGAACTCGAAGCCTCCGTCCAAGATGTTGGAATGGCCGACGAAGCTCCTGTTGCCGCTGGTGCAGCTGCTCCTGCCGGTGACGAAGAAATCGACTTGAACGAACTCCTGTCCGAAGACGACGACAAAGACGCCGACGACAAGAAGGAAGACAAGGACGAAGACGATAAGGACGACAAGAAGCCAGACTTCCTCAAAGAAGAAAATCTTTCGTTGAAGAAGGAACTACAAGAATACCGCAGCACAGTTATCTATCTGCGGGACCGTATCAATGAAATTAACCTGCTCAATGCCAAGTTGCTTTACACGAACAAATTGTTCAAGCAAGCCAACCTGACCAATGAACAGAAGCTTAAAGTAGTCGAATCGTTTGACCTCACGAAGTCGGTTCGTGAAGCCAAGCTCGTCTACACGACGCTAGCCGAGTCGTTCAATTTCGGTGCCAAGAAGAATGTTGAGCCAGCCAAGAAGCCGGTCTCCACAACCGTCAAGGCAATCACCGAAGGTCTCGCCAGCAAGTCCGTTGCATCAACCAAGCCGACCAATCCAGCAGTCTTGACAGAAGGTGCCGAAATGGCCAACCGCTTCAAGAAACTCGCCGGTATTCGCAAGTAACCTCAACAACAACTCCTAAACAGGAATTATAATTATGTCAGACATCAAATCACTACTCACAGAGACAGCCAACCCAATGGCCGTCCTCATGTCTCAGACCCGTGGCCTCGTTGCCAAGTGGGAAAAGACTGGTCTCCTTGAAGGCGTCAAGAGCGACATGGAAAAGTCGCACATGTCCATCCTTCTGGAAAACCAAGCACAGCACCTCATTGACGAAGCTACCCGCACGGGCACTTCGGCCAATTCCGAACAATGGGCCGGTGTGGCACTCCCACTCGTCCGTCGTGTGTTCGCTGAAATCGCAGCCAAGGAATTCGTTAGCGTTCAGCCAATGAATCTTCCTTCCGGTCTCGTGTTCTACCTAGACTTCAAGTATGGTAGCGACCAAGCCGGTAAGCCATCCTTCAGCGGCCAAAGCCTCTTCGGTGGCACAGGCACCAAGCTCGGTTCCACCGACAGCGCAACCAACGGTCTCTACGGCCAAGGTCGCTTCGGCTACACCATCAACGACCAAAGCACGACTGTCACAGCTACAGCTACGACAGCTTCGTGGGAAGATGCAAAGTTCGTTCCTGAACTGAGCGCTTCTCAAGCAGCAGGCAAGCTCCTCAAGATTTCTGCCTCGCTCGCTGGCACCAGCTTTGACTCGGTCGGCGTCCGCGCCTTCACCGTGTCTGGCTCCGGTATCGTTGATTTCTATCCGGGCTTCACAACCGTCGTCGGTAACACCGTTTACTTCATCGTTTCCGGTTCCGGCGTTGGCGCTTCCCCAAGCGTTGCCGTTGCTTACCACAAGCAACCAGCCGACACATCCCGTGGCGACTTCGAAGACCAAGGCGCTGGCCTACCAAACACCACTGGTATCGCTAACGATATCGGTATCCCAGAAGTCAACTTGGAACTCAAGTCCGAAGCTATCGTGGCCAAGACCCGTAAGCTCAAGGCCGTCTGGACCCCAGAATTGGCTCAAGACTTGAACGCCTACCACAGCATCGACGCCGAAGCCGAGCTAACCGCTCTCCTCTCGGAATACGTCTCGATGGAAATCGACCTCGAAATCCTCGACATGTTGGTTCAAAGCGCTCCAAGCGTCACAACCGAATTCTGGTCCGCTCGTATCGGTTCCGAATTCAACACAACCACCCGTCTCTTCGAAGACACCGCTGCTAACCGCACGGCCTACGTCAAGAGCACATGGTTCCAAACCCTCGGCAACAAGATTCAGAAGGTCTCTAACAAGATTCACCAGCTGACTCTCCGTGGCGGCGCTAACTTCATCGTCTGCTCGCCTGACGTTGCAACCATCATCGAGTCCATCCCGGGCTTCACCACAAACACGGACGGCGACCAAGCCAAGTTCGCAATGGGTGTTGCTAAGGTCGGCGCTCTCAGCAACCGCTGGACGGTCTACAAGAACCCATACATGACCGACAACGTCATGTTGGTTGGTTTCCGTGGAACGAACTTCCTCGAAACCGGTGCGGTGTATGCTCCATACATCCCACTCATCCAGACCCCATTGGTCTATGACCCAGTCAACTTCACGCCTCGTCGTGGTGTCATGACTCGTTATGCCAAGAAGATGCTGCGTCCTGAGTTCTATGGCAAGATTGTCATCGGCGCTCTGAACGAAGTCTAATCCAGACTGAATAGCACCTTACCATAACAAGTGGTAAAAATTCAAGCCCCGGTCGAAAGACCGGGGCTTTTTTTTGTCCACAAAAAAGCCCCACAAAATCGGGGGCTATTTTTTATATTTTAGGCGGCGTTGTTCATTACCGTCGCGTTCCACTCCATGCGTTTTTTTACTCCACGATTTGACGTGGTCTTGTATTCGCGGTGGTTGAGATATTCCTTGGCCGCATCATCAAAGCGGTGGGCGGCGAGCAAGGCCATTGTTTTTGGCCCCATATCGCCACGATATAATGCGTTCACAATAGCAATTCGAACCGTGAGAGGCAAGGAATCAAAGTTCTTTATAGAACGCTTTGCGACCTGAATCTTGCTGTTTACGTCTTTTTCTAACAAACGCACAGCCTCGGAGTCTGATATGCCTTTGTCAAAATTTTCACCTTTTTGAATCTTGTGGCCATATGCGATAGTGTCGCTGCCACCTTCAAGACTTTTGTGGGGATACCACTTTCCGTGAGACCTGTTGTATCCACCGTGCCGGTTGTTGGTGTTATTTTCAAATCTTTTTATAACTTCCGCCGCTTTGCTCATTAGCTCACCTTGTTCACCGATTCCCGTGAAGTCAATGTCTTTCTGCATATAAGGCGTTCCTGCACCGTCACTTGCCGCGTTCTGATAAGCATGTGTGACGTGCGGCACCACAAACTGGACTGGTGGCGGTAGGTCTGCGACAGGTGCCTCGATTAAGCGTTGTTCGATTAGAATATCCTTGAGCTTTATCATAACATCCCCTATAAATATACCCATCGAACACCTTCCAACCTCATATTTATACAATTATGCTACTGCGCACACTTGTTGAACAAATTCAGTTTGAAAACGATGCGGCTGATGATTCTGGCAGCGTTTCGATTGACAAGAAGATGACCGAGAAAACTCTCGATGATACCTTTGAAGTCACCGACACAGGACTGAATTACATCAAGCGCGAGCTTGACCGCATGAACAAGAAGGCATCCCGCCTTGGTTTGTCGCCCCTGACTCTCAAGGTTCTTGGTCAAAAGCATACCAAGCTTGGCGACGGCGATGTGCGCGTCATCAATCAAGTTAAGATTGAAGGTAAGGCTCCGATGATTGACGGTTACGAATTCATTGCAAACATTGAACACTCGGAGGCGGGCAACATCATCAACATTTCGCCGGATGCCAGTCTCAAGAACCTTCCCGCTGAATATCGCACGGTCAATGCAACTTGTGACCACTGCCACACCAAGCGCGACCGTCACAACACGTTTGTTCTGAAAGACACGAAGTCTGGTGCGCTGAAGCGGGTTGGTCGCAGCTGCCTCAAGAATTTCTTCCCCGACACCGACCCGAAGGCACTGATGGCGTATGCCGCGATGCTGGGTAAGGCTTTGAACATTGGTGTTGGTGCGGAGGACATGGAAGATGAAGGTGGTATGGGCGGCGGCGGCAGTTCTAGCAAATATTACGACGCTGCTGGCTTTCTGGTTTACATTTGCACCGCCTATCTCATGACCGGTAAATATCTCTCCAAGAGCAAGGCTCGCCAAAACATTGACGCCAGTGGTGGACCCACCACCTCGACCGGAGAACTGGCCATGAACCTGAGATGGAACCGTGATGCCGACGTGCAGGAAGAGGTGCGCAAGCTGCGCCCTCGTGCCGAAGAACTTGCCGCCAAGATTGAAGATTGGAAGGAAACCAAGGATTGGGACGCTATGGCGACCGCCAAGCCCGAACTGGCCAATTACTTCAACAACATGAAGGTGATTTCCAATTCTCAGGCCATCCAATACAAGAACGCGGGCTATCATGCTTCCTTGCTTGGTTTGTATCTGCGAGATGAGATGGACGCGGTTCAACGTGAAAAAGTCAAGGCACAGGATTATGTTGGCAAGGTTGGTGAAAAGATTCTCATCGACCTTACCGTGAAACTGGCTCGCCCATTCTACTCCGCATATGGCGCGGGCATGATGTATATCTTCAATGACACCGTGGGCAACGAGGTGGTATATTTCGCCTCCAAGGACATGGGTTTGGACACCAACGAAACCTATAAGGTTCAGGCCACGGTGAAGCAGCAACAAGTTTCCAAATACAACGGTGCTCCGCAGACCATCATCACTCGGGCAAAGATTCTTGACTAACATATTATAATTGACCTCGGCCCGTCTCATTTGCATGGGACGCCTATATTTATAGGATATGGCCGATACATCCATCAATTATACTGTAGACCAAGACAGAGTTCGCTGGCCGGGAAGTGGTTCAGCCATCACCACTGGCAGCACTCCGTTTGGTTTTTTTGACCTTGATTCGCAATTTGTCTCGGATGCACCGAGCGCAGCGAAGTGGGCGGCGATGCGTCTCGGATATCCTATCCAAGACGTGGAAATGATTGACGTGAATTTCTACGCTTGTTTTGAAGAAGCAATTTTGGAATATGGCGCTCAAGTCAATCAGTTCAACATTCGCAACAACATCGGCGTGCTGCAAGGTAGCAATGCCAATGTAAACTTGACGCAAACCAATGTGGCAGGCAGCGGTCTGCCATTCATGATTAAGCTGGCTCAAGGTTATGGCACCGAATTTGGTGTTGGCGGCAACGTTGATTGGAAAACCGGCAGCATCGACGTGAGTGCGGGAAAACAGAACTATGATTTGCAGGCACTCTTCGGCACACCGGTTGAAGGTCAGCGCATTGAAATTCGTCGCATTTTCCACCACACCCCACCAGCCCGCATTTACGACCCATTCAGCATGACGGGTATGAGCTACAGCAACGTGCTTAACGAAATGGGTTTTGCTGGCTACTCTCCTGCCACTCAATTTCTCATGACGCCAATCTTCGAAGACTTGCTGCGTATGCAAGCCATCGAATTCAATGATTCGGTGCGCAAGTCGGCATGGAGTTTTGACCTTGTGAACAACAAACTTCGCTTGTTCCCGATTCCAACTTACGACATGAAGGTTCACTTCCACTATCTTCTTGGAAGCGAGCGCGACAGCCAAGGCATCAATCCATCTGGGTCATACTACAACGTTTCAGGTTCAGCAGTTTCTTCCACGACGATTGGTGATTACAGTAACGTGCCATACCAGATAATTCCATACACCAGCATCAACTCGGTGGGTAAGCAATGGATTCGCAAATATTTCCTCGCGCTGTGCAAGGAAGTGCTTGGCAGCATTCGTCAAAAGTATCAATCGATTCCGATTCCCGGTGCAGAAGTGACTCTGGACGGTGGTGAGCTTCGTCAAGAGGCCGCAACAGAAAAAACCGACCTTATCACACAATTGCGAGAAAACTTGGAAGCAAGCGGACGCAAGGCACAGATGGAAATGCGTGCCGAAGAAGCCCGCCAAATCCAAGAAACTCTCAACAAAGTTCCACTGGGTATTTACGTCGGATGAAGCCATTTTCTCTACTAGACCAAATCATGACCAAAGGCCAGCGCGTGCGCATGGGCTATGTTGGTTTCAAGAAGACACTCAAGCCAGAGGTGAAAACGACCTCGCTTGAGCGTCATTATTACATGATGCTCACTGAGCTTGGCGTGGACTTCGTTCCGCAATTCCCGCTCGGTGGAAGATACTATGACGCTTATCTACCTGACCACAACATCCTTTTCGAGTTTGATGGTGCTTTCTGGCATCCAAAGAATGTTGATGAAGCCAAATACGGCTTTCAGAAGAAGTCCATGCGCGTGGATGAACTCAAGACAAAAATGGCCAAGGAAAAAGGCTACAAAATCATTCGCATCCGTGAAGACGAACCAATCACCACCGAACAAATGAGGAAATTGATATGGGCTTAAAAGGCAGATACTTCTCTCAGCGCGACCTGAATTTCATCAACTCCATCAATGGAGAGTTGATGGGTGACATTGCGGAAAATCTCATCACCATTTTCAAGATTGCCCCGAACGAGACCAAGACCAACATCTACGGCGAAACCTCGGCGGATACCGGCAAGTGGTATATGCCGGGTATTCAAATTTCCACGCTTGTTGAGCGCTCGGACATGGAAGCGGAGTATGATGATTTTGGTCCAAATCGCCGCCAAGACCACGTGTTCAAGATGCGCGAGAAAATGCTGCGCGACCTGAGCTTCTATCCTGAAATTGGTGACATGATTTTCTGGAACGACCGCTATTACGAAATCGACAACGTGGTGCAAGAGCAGTTGCTCGGTGGCCAATCAGATAAGAGCCACAGCATTATCTGCAACACGCACTACACGAAGATTACTTCGCTCAACATTGCGCAAAGGAACGACTAAACATGAATCTCAAAAGCATCATCAACGAAATTGCGCTCAATGAGCCCGCCATCAATCCACCATACATGGACGTGAAGAAGGGAGACCAATATGTATCAAGGGATGTCAATCGTTCCGGCAATCACATCTGGGTTTATGTCTCCACCGTTCTTGAAGTCGGTCCAATCGAAAAACGCTTTGGTAAAGACGACCGTGTGGTAACAGTGAAAATTGAAGCGTATGATTTGCAGCAAGGAAAAATCACCAACACGGTCGATGACAAGAAAAAAATTTGGGTCAGTCAACTACTGAAAGGACTTGTATAATCTATGGCATGGCGTGGACCAGCATCTAAAAAAGCAACCAATCCTACACCAAACCCGGTGCAGCATGGAAACGCCATGTCCGGTGAGAACAAGACAATCCAAAACAGCAGCGTGCCGTTCAAAGAAAACCGCGCCAATCAGATTCGCCGCGACAAAGACAAAGAGTTGGATTTCAGCGTAAAGCTGATTGACATTGATTCCACAATTCTCAGTTATCTCGATACGGTGATAAATCCAACCATCGTTGACGCTGGTCGTCAAGTGAAGGTGCCAATCATCTATTCTTCCCCGGAGCGTTGGAAGGCCATTCGCAAGGACGGGGCAATCCGCGACCACAACGGCAAGTTCCAAACTCCTGCCATCGCGTTTCGCCGCACTACCATGCAGCGTAACGACAGTCTCATCACGTTCAATCGCTATCTCCAATACCCGGTGATGCGCAAGTTCAGCGAAAAGAACAAGTATGACAAGTTCAGCTTGATGAATGACTTTGCCCCGACCAAGGAAATCTACTCGGTGGCCATGCCCGACCATGTCATCATCAACTACGATTTCATTGTGTGGACTGAGTTGGTTGAGCAGGCAAATGGCATCGTGGAAGGAATCAATTTCTCCACGGAAGACTATTGGGGCGACAAGAATCGTTTCAAATTCCGCACCAGCATCAGCGACTACAATTTCGAAACCACCGTTGACGCCGGGCAAGACCGCGTGGTGAGAACAACCTTCAGCCTCATGGTGTATGCTTATCTGTTGCCAGACAAGTATGAAAACTACAAGAGCGTGATTCAAAAGTCGTTTACTACCCGCAAGGTGGTCGTCAATTTTGACGCTGTGGTGAGCGGTGATTTCCCAACCAAACCATCGCAGTCGTTGGAATTGTTCTCCGTTTCCAGCGCGGGCACCCGTTCGCCGGTTGAAACCGCTGGATTCAATTCGTTGCCATCTGCCGCCGCCATGTTTGGAATAGCCGATAGAGCATTCATTGCGGATTTTGCTGTCAATGCCGAGAACGCCAACAACATGCAAACTACCAACCAAATCCAAGTCGGTGGATTGATAATTTCTGGCAGCGGTAGCGACGTGGCATTGACCACCGGTCAGGTTTCCGGTGTGTCTGGTTCGCTCGCCATCAATTCGATTGCATACACCGCAGGAGATGCGGCAAAGTGGTTGGTAAGCATCAACGACGGTGGAACGAATTCAAAGACCAGCGAGGTTGTTGTTGGCTGGGCCAACGGTGCATTCAATTTTTACGTCACTGAAATTGCAGAGATTGGCTCTGTCCCAGTGTCGATATCGGTTAACAACGCGGGAAGTCAAATCAACCTCGTTGCCACACCGTTGTCTGGAACTTGGAACGTTAAATTTGTGAGATTTGTTCTATGATAAATAACCCATTCACAATTCAAAATGGCTTGGTGGTAAAGGGTGCTATCGAAGCGTCCGGTAGTATAGAAGTGTCCGGTTCCATTGTTGCAGACACGTCGCGATTGGCACCGGCATGGAAAGAAGGAACTCTTTTTTGGGACAAAGCGAACAGGACTTATTCGATTTATAACGAACATTCTGATATTTCACTCCAACTTGGACAAGAAGTTCTTACCCGAGCCGTCGCGGGTGAATTTATCCAAAACGGAGAAGTTGTCTATGCTTCGGGCTCGGCTACTATCGGCGGAGATTATTTTCCAGTTGTTTACAAAGCAATTGCGGACAACACCGGCATCCGTTCACAAGCCGTTGGTGTTGCTACCCATGATATCAACCAATCTACAACCGGATATATCACCGCGCTTGGAATCGTCCATGACATTGATACGGCGGGTTTGGTTGAAGGCCGTGCGGCCTATCTTTCCCACACCACGTTGGGGAAGATGGTAGCCACTCCCCCACCGGAACCATACGAAAACGTGGTAATCGGTTTTTGTATTAAGCAGGGTGGTGGTAACGGACATGTGTTTGTAAACATCAGCAGCCAAGCCCGCGAGAGCAGAACGTTTGTTGGTGCAACCCAACCACCCAGCATAACAAGTTTGGGGTCTGGAAATTTCATGATTGGAACAGGGAGTGTGGCGTTATGTAACACGGCTGACGGTTCGGGCACAGTTAGAAATTATGTGCTAAACAGTGCCTCGTTATATTTACCAATCAGCGAATACAATTACCAATACATCGTCGCTTCATACAATAGCGGAAGTCCTGTGTGGCAACTGACCAACAATTTCAGCGACGTTGATTCAATTCAGACCGCCGCAATCTATTCCGTTGTTCGTGAAGTTGATGGGACCATCGCCTACGTTTCATGGGACTCTCCCGGCATATTGTTGGCGAACAAATTGCTCGCGAGAGTATCGAAAACTTCTGGGATTGAACATGAAAGCGGAATGGGATTGGCCGAGAGTGGCTCTGGCTATGTCACCGTCGGGGGCGGCATTGTTTGGTTTGGTATCAACAATGTAACGGTTCCATCATTCAATTCCCGTGTCGATGAAATGTATCTATTACATCACTCGGGAAGCTCCGCGTATTCATCATCTCTCGTTGCACAGTTTGTTGGAAATGTTTACGATAATGGAACTTCGTTGGTGTCCATGCCCGCGAACCGATACGTTGTCAATTACTTCTATAAGAGTATAACTAACAATAACCACGTTTTTGTTACGTTGAGTCAACCTTATAAAGATGTAGCGGCGGCCCAGACCGACCAACCTTGGACTTTACCCGATGACATGTTGGTTGGTAACATTCTTGTTGGCCGAGCAATGGTATACACCAATCAAACCAGCCCAACTCTCATTGAATCTGCCTTCACCAACACGTTTGTTTACAGCGCAATTTCTGAGCACAATTCTCTCTCCGAACTCCAAGGGGGGGCGGTTGGAGAATATTATCATCTTACAGCAAATGAATACACTCAACTTGGAGTGTCTGCATCATACGCCGGTTCAGCGTCACTCGCTCAAACTGCGTCCTATGCTCTAAATGTAATACCTCTTCCAAGTGGCGCGATATCCAGTTCTCAACAGTTGAGCAACGGCGCAGCAGGTGCATTCAATTTGTCGAACAGAGTCACTTTCGGAGAAGTTACCGCAAGCTATTTGACCGTTGGCAACATCCACGTGCAGACCGTAACCAGCAGTGTTGTTTACTCTTCTGGTAGCAACATTTTTGGTAAGAACGAGACCAATGTCCATGAATTCACCGGCAGCGTTAACGTATCTGGTTCTTTCTCTGTCGCCGCCGCCGCCGCTAAGTTTACGAGCAGCGTGTCCGTTTCTGGCTCGGCTACCAACGGACTAGAAATCCAACACGCTGGAACGAAAATTGTATCTTCACCATACGCAATAACCTATACTGCGCCCGGTGCGTTATACTCGGTTGAGTTTAGTGGTGGAAGACTCTCGCTCAAAACCTCGACACAGGCACCTGTTCTTATCACAACGAACAATACTACTCGGTGGGAATTCAAAGACCTTGGTGATTTCACACCTGCTGCGGATAACACATACGACATCGGCACAAGCTCTTTGCGCATTCGCTCGGTTTACGCGGGAACGAGCGTGGTGTCCGGTCAGATAACCGCATCCTTTTTAACTTCTCCCATCATTTCGGCATCTCTCGTATCGGCATCTTTTGTCAACGGCGTCAAGATGTCGGCGTCGAGCAGCAATCGAATTTATGGATTCGACACGTCAGCGGTAAAATTTTTCGATACCGATTCATCACGAGGAAATGTCATCGTCGGTCTTCTGGCGGGTCCAACGCTTTCCGGCTCGACCGCTGGTCAAAACAACGTCATAATTGGTGTGGAGGCCGGTTTTAAGCAATCCACCGGTCCCGACAACGTCTTTATCGGAAGAAACACGGGTTACAACTCAGTTACCAGCGACGGATGTATTGGTATTGGCCGTCAGGCGCTAAACAGTGGAACTGCAATGGTCGGCAACATCGGTATTGGTGTTCAAACCCTTTATGCGCTAAAAGTCGGTCAAGGAAATATCGCCATTGGATATGCCGGTGGCGGTAACGAAACGGCAAGAAATCTTGAGTTGGGCGGAAGCAACACAATCATCGGCGCGGGCGCGTGCTCTTCGTTTACGACTGGTTCAAACTCTGTTATCATTGGTGCATCGGCGGGCACCGGATTGACCGTGGCCAACAATAACACGATTATTGGCGTAAGCACGGCCAACAGTATCACCACAGGTCAAAGAAACACCATCATTGGAACTGCAATCACCGGCCTAGCCTCGAACTTGTCCGACTCCGTTGTAATCGGAAACGGTAACGGAAACATCAGAATCTTCATAGACAGCAACGGATACATGGGTCTTGGAAAAACCAATCCGTCGGCTTCATTGGATGTTGTCGGAAACGTTATGGTTACTGGCTCCTTGCACGTGAGTTCTTCAATTGTTGGAACCGCATCATACGCCACGTCGGCAACAAGTGCATCATATGCTTCCGGTAGCCTGATTGTTCAATCTCCGAACGGAACAAAGTGGAAAATTGTGGTTGATAACGCCGGTGCATTAAGCGCCTATCCTGCCTGATTTCTAGCCCTCAGTCGTATACTTATTGTTATGACTGCTCGCCTAGACGACTTTAACAGGCGGTTCGTATATACCACAACGAACCCGGAAAACATCATTGCCGCCCCAAAAGGTGCGCTCTTCTTTCGTCGCGGGCTGGAATTCTTCGTGAACAACGAGGGAAATTTGGATGCAACGTGGATAAAGCTGCCATATCGAACAGTCGTTCTTCCACACCCACCTCTCACGAAAGAAATCAAGTATGAAATTCCATATGAAGTTTGGTTGAAGACCATTGATGGCAACTACGACCAATATGGCAATCTTCTACCGAAACAAGGATGGACGTTTGTCTCGAACGACAATCTTTTCAGTCGTCGCAATCTCGGCAAAGCACTGAATTGGATTTTTCCTCCACCGACTTCATCTGATGACAACATCGGCAACAACAACAGTCGCAGCTACGACGAAAATTTCTTCTACGCCAAGATTAGCGGCAAGTGGTATCGAACCCCGATATCAATTTACGCCAATCCCGGTGATGCATCTGCCGACGACCCTTATTGGTCAAACAATCTTCCGTTTGTTGATTCACCGAGATTTGCTCCGGTGCCACCAGCAACAGGTGCGGGAGGATATGTTGGTGAGCAATCATATGATTCAGACTTTTTTTATATTTTTCCGACGAGTTGGAAGCGTTCTGCGCTTTTACGCTACGTTGGGGTCAACAAAATGGCTAGGTTTTGATATTTATAATTGCACATGAGTTTGGACCCAAAGACTATTTATAATCTACAGCGCTCTTCCGATGGTTTGACGTGGGAAGAAGTTTATGTCAGCGGTAGCAATCTTGTGCTTCAAACCGACGCGGCTGGTAATTTGACCGGTTCGATGGACGTTCCTCTTGCCGGGTTTGCAACTAACGCGGACTATGCCGTAACCGCGTCATATGCGCTGAATGCTGGTGGAAGCGGAACGAGCGGAACATCTGGCACTTCTGGCACCAGTGGTTCGAGCGGAAGCTCGGGCACAAGCGGCACAAGCGGCACAAGTGGAACGAATGGAACTTCAGGTAGCTCGGGTTCGAGTGGAACTTCAGGTAGCTCTGGAACCGCTGGCACTTCCGGCACTTCCGGCACAAGAGGAACCAGTGGAACTTCGGGCACCAGTGGAACCAGTGGAACGAATGGAACTTCGGGCACCAGTGGAACCAGTGGAACCAGTGGAACCTCGGGCACCAGTGGAACAAGTGGAACCAGCGGAACAAGTGGAACCAGTGGAACAAACGGAACTTCTGGAACCTCGGGCACCAGTGGAACAAGTGGAACCAGCGGAACAAGTGGAACCAGCGGAACAAGTGGCACCTCTGGAACAAACGGAACCAGTGGTTTGAATGGTTCCATTTACTATGGAACAAGCACATCTTCGTTGACCATCGGCACCGGTAGCAAGACACTGACTACACAAACCGGGTCGGCCTATAGCCCAGCGCAGGTAATCAATGTCACATACGATGTGACGAATTACATGACCGCAACGGTTGTGAGTTACAACCAACTCACCGGCGTCCTAGTTTTCAATTCAGACTCCTTTGCTGGTTCTGGCACTTATTCCGACTGGATTGTCAACATCGCTGGTGCGGTTGGTGCTGCTGGTTCATCGGGAACCAGCGGAACGAATGGAACTTCTGGAACGAATGGAACTTCTGGAACGAATGGCACCAGTGGTTCAAGTGGTTCGAGTGGTTCGAGTGGAACCTCGGGCACATCGGGAACCAGTGGAACGAGTGGCACGAGTGGAACGAGTGGCACAAGTGGGTCATCTGGTTCGAGCGGCAGTTCCGGTTCAAGCGGAACTTCGGGAACCAGTGGAACGTCTGGCACAAGTGGAACATCTGGCACAAGTGGAACTTCAGGAACCAGCGGTTCAAGTGGTTCGAGTGGTTCAAGTGGCAGCTCTGGCACGAGTGGCACAAACGGCACCAGTGGAACATCGGGAACATCGGGAACATCGGGAACCAGTGGAACGAGTGGCACGTCTGGAACCAGTGGAACATCTGGCACCTCTGGAACGAGCGGAACGAGCGGAACGAGCGGTCTAAACGGTGCGGCGCAAGGAAGCCCTTATTCATTTAGCACTACAACCACAACCGGCGACCCGGGCGCGGGTGTTGTTCGTTTCAACAACGCAACGTTTGCCTCCATTACGTCCATCTTCATAGATAACGTGGACAACAATGCCGTTGACCAACAAACTTGGTATGGCCAATTTACGTCATCAAACGCAACCTCGAAGGGTTATGTCGTAGCCACGAACCAAAATGGAAGCAAGGTTTCCAAATTTTCAGTCACCAACGCGGTTAACTCAACCGGCTACTGGACATTGTCGGTTTCTCCCGTTTCGGGCACCGTGTTCTCAAACACGGAAGTTGTTTACATTTCGTTCAGCGCAAGCGGAAACAATGGTTCGAGTGGCACGTCGGGTAGCAGTGGTTCGAGTGGCACGTCGGGTAGCAGTGGTAGCAGTGGTTCGAGTGGAAGCTCTGGAACCAGTGGAACAAATGGAACAAGCGGCACGAGTGGAACGAGTGGAACGAATGGCACATCCGGTAGCAGTGGTAGTTCCGGCTCAAGTGGAAGTTCGGGCACTAGCGGCACGAACGGAACTTCGGGGACGAACGGCACCTCGGGAACTAATGGAACTTCTGGAACTAATGGAACTTCGGGCACCAACGGCACTAGTGGCACCAACGGTTCGTCGGGTAGCAGTGGTAGCTCTGGAACCAGTGGAACATCTGGTGCGGCTATGGGTGCTCGTTATGCGTTCAGCACAACCACGACTGCCGCAGACCCCGGTGCCGGTGTGGTTAGATTCAACAACGCCACATTCGCGTCAATCACGTCCATTTACGTTGACATTGTCGATGCAAATGCAACCGACCAACAAACGTGGTTCGGTCAATTCACGGCAAGCAACTCAACTAACAAAGGCTATCTTCGTTTCACCAATCAAAATGGAACAAAGAGCGCATTGTTCACGGTTTCAAACTCGGTAAATTCAACCGGTTATTGGACAGTAACAGTCGCGCCGGTCAGCGGTGTCGTGTTTTCGGACACGGAACAGGTCTATCTCGGATTTTCTCCAAGTGGAAACACGGGCACATCTGGAACTAGTGGAACATCCGGTAGCTCGGGTTCGAGTGGCAGTAGTGGAACATCTGGGACTAACGGAACTTCCGGTTCCTCGGGCACTAGCGGCACGAACGGAACCAGTGGGACAAGTGGAACAAGTGGGACCAGTGGCACTAGCTTCCTCACGATAGGCAGCAACGTTGTTTCATCTTCGGCCCAAATGAGCAACGGTGGCGGCACCGCCTTCACCAATGCGAATAACGTGACATTTGGTCAAGTTACCGCGTCCGCTGCAAGAATTAATCCAGTCACGGTCAGCACCTTTGGTGACATGGCCGTGCAATTGGCCGGTAATTATGGCGGGGGCGTCGTATTCAATGATACCGCTCTCGGGGCCATCTCTGTTCGCAACAGTGGAACACAGATTGATTTCTACATCAATCAGACCGCAGGAACGGCACTCACTGGTCTATCTGGTAACGCATTGAGAATGACCACTGCCAGCGCAGTGTTTCCTCAAGCGGGTATTTCTACCTCCGTTTCTTCCGCAGGCGTTGTGGTTAGTGGTGGTTTGTCTCTTGGAGCCAACCTAACGGTCGGCACAAGCATCACGGCTTCCGCCGTCACCGCATCCAATTTGACCGTGGGCGGCACGTTCCTCATGAGCACGAGCGCATCGCTCGCCACGTTCTCTCAGAACACGTCCAATCCAACGAGCGGAGAACAAGTAGTAATCATCAAGGGCGCAAATAATAACACCGACGGTGCTTACGGTCAACAGCGAGCGCCGGGTCTGGTTATTCAGAATACAGACGGTGGCTCGAACACTTATGGTATTTTGACCTTCATGGATGGTGGTGGCAACGGTATTTCCGGTATCATCGGAAGGATGATTAACAATGCCAACAACGAAGGAGCCATTGAAATTTGGACAAGAGCAAGCGGCGGGAGCTTTGCTCAAGCCGCCGGGTTTAATTCCGACAAGAGCCTGAATGTCTCTGGTTCAGTAACAGCGTCGGCATTTCTTTCGACGGGCAATAGTGTATTTGGTAGCTCCATGACCAGTAACACCAGATTCACTGGTAGTTTGGTGGTCACGGGTAGTGTTATCATCACCGGAGGACAGTTGATTTCAAATGGAACCTACACCTCCACGGACGCCGTAACATCATCTATCGTCGCTGTTGGAGCAAAGACCGTTGACGGAAACGGTGTGTTCAGCAATGGCCTGAGTATCTACGACACCACTTCCGGCAACGGCGTAGCGGGCGTTGGTGGCGTCATTGTCTTCGAAGGTAACTCTGGTGGCGGTGTTCACCGTCAATACGCCGCCATTTCCGGTATCAAGGAAATTTCCTCAAACACCGATTATCGCGGCGCGATTGCATTCTACACCCGTCAGGCCGCAAGCACGCAGACGGAAAAAATGCGTTTGAATTCGGTGGGCACTCTTCTTCTCGGAACCATTGTAGACTCTTCAAACGGAAAATTCCAAATCGCCAACCACACCACAAACGCGGGTGGTATCGGATTCGGGGGCGAAACATCGTTGCATCGCAATGCCTCGGGTTCGTTGGTATTGGATTACATTGGTGGAACCTCGGCAGCGTTCTATCTCCGAGAAAATGGCACAACTCGCGCACAATTCCGAAGTGCCGCTGGTGTCGTTTACATCGGCGGTAATTCGGCGTTCAACACAATCATTACGTCGAACGGAACCGATGCTGTCACCATCGACACGTCACAGAACGTAAATTTTGCAGGTGTTCCGTTCCCGACTGCGGACAACACGCAGAATCTTGGTAAGACGACAAACCGTTGGGCAACGGTATACACAACAAACGTAGATTCGCAGGCGTCGAACTTGACGCTGCGCACCGGTGGCACAGCAGCAGTAACCGTCGATACGTCACAAAACACCACATTTGCACAAAACATTCTCGCGGGTGCATCTCAGACCAGCGCTCACAAGGTCACGGGCAGTCTCATCGTAAGCGCCAGCTTGCAGGTCACGGGTTCTACCTCGGTGTTTGGAAACATTCGCTTGAGCGGTTCGCTCGATGTGTCCGGTAGCTCCGTTTTCCAAGGCGACGTTCTGATTGGCACTGGTTCCGCAGGCAGAAACGTTACCATCAATTCGACACTTGGTTCGGAACTGGCTCCTGCTCTGACCGGTGGGAATTGGTCGGGAACAAACTGGTCGGCAACTGGCACGACTCTTACCCACACTACCGGAACAACCGGCAACATCTCACCAATCACACCAATCAGCATTTCCACCGGCAAGGTCTATAAAGTGGTAATGGCATTGAGTGCTGGTGGTGGTTCGTATGTTGGTTTTGCGATGGGTGGAAAAAGCTACACCATCAGCACTGCCGCGATACAAACGTTCTACGTTTACACTACCAGCACGTCGAATTTCACGATAAGCAATTTGTCCAATGGTGACGCGACGACAACCATCACATCTCTCACCATCAAGGAAGTGGTTGCCACCACTGGAACACTGGCAGTGGATGGTCCGGTTACATTCAACAGCACGCTGGCAATCAACAATCTTGGTATCGGCACAACCGCCGGTTGGAACATTAATGCTCCACTCGAAGTCATCGATTACGGCGGAAACGCTTTGCGTCTTACCCGTCAAGGAGTAGCAAGCCAATATCTCGCTCTGCACACTGGCGATGGTAGCCAATACACTATTGCGGCCATCGGCAACGGCAACGACAAACCATTTGTCATCAGCACGGACGCCACCACCACGGGTATCGCCGTATACACGGGCGGAACACAGCGCGCAGGCTTCAACAGCGCAGGATTCCAAGTCACGGGCTCCTTGACGGTCCTTGGTGCGATTTCTTCGAGCAATGGTCTGAACGTAATTGGCGTAACTTCGATGACCGGTAGTGTTCGTCTTACCGGCAGCTTGTCAGTTTCCGGTTCTACCACCCTTGGCTCGTTGGTTTTCGGTGTATCCGATGGCACGGTCACTCAGACAACGCCGAACGGAAACATTACGTTGGCACCGAATGGCCCGGGAACAGTTCGAATTCCGGTTTCAACCACTACGCTAACTATCGGCCCGATTGGCGGGTCAACCGTCCAGTTGGCGAGTAGCGGTGGCTTGAATCTCCAGTCGGCGGCGGGCACCGTTTTGTCGATGGGTGGAAACGGCACCGAAGGTGGTCGTTTCTCTACTTCGAATAATTTACTTCTCGGCACCACCACCGATTCCTCCAACGGTCGCCTCCAACTCACCGCACATACAACCAGCTCGGGTGGTATTGGTTTTGGGACGGATGCTGCTCTACACACCGGCCCTTCGGGCGCAGGATATCTCCGCTTCACCAAGCTTACATCCGGTATTGCGGTTTTTGAAATTCTCGCCAACGGCGGCACCAACGCAGCTTATCTGAATTTGACACCAAATTCTACCGGGAACGCGATTATTCAGCGGTCGAGTGCCGACATTATCACAATCGATTCGTCGCAGCAGTCCATCTTCGCTGGCAATGTGAACCACGGTAACGGCGCACAATTTGGTTCAGCCGGTTCGCAAGTGAACATGAACGGCACGACCGTTGTGCTGAAGACGGGTAATACAGCCGCCGTCAGTATCGATAATTCTCAAAACACGACGTTTGCACAAAACATTTTTGCCGGTGCATCTCAAACAAGTATTCACAAAATTACCGGTAGTTTGGTTGTAAGCGCTAGCCTACAGGTCAGTGGGTCGCTAAACGTTTCGGGCAGCACTCGTTTGACTGGTTCACTTGATGTGTCGGGTTCCTTCAGCGCTCTTGCAAAGAGCTTCCTCATCGACCACCCAACCAAGCCGGGAATGAAGTTGCAATACGGTGTAATTGAAGGTCCAGAACACAGTGTATTTGTTCGAGGTCGCGCCACCGGCAGTATCATCGTGTTGCCAGATTATTGGACCGGTTTGGTTGATGAAAACTCCATCACCGTTCAGCTCACGCCATTTGGTCACTATCAAGAATTGACGGTCAAGGAATATACCAACCAGTGGGTATTGATTTCGAACGAACTTGTTGGAACAGAAAATGAAATCAACTGTTTCTATACCATCACCGGCACACGTAAGGACATCCCACCTCTTGTTGTGGAGTATTGAGCATGAGCACGTTATACTCACCCAATATTCCTACCGACGGGTTGTTATCACACCTCGACGCCGAAAACATAAAGAGCTATGTTAGCGGCAGTTCGTTTTGGAAAAACATGGCAGGAACCAACACAGACGACGGCTATGTTGCCACATTTGCGGGAGGCACCCAGACCTTTTTCGATACTTATCCGAAAGCTGTCCGCATACTCCAAGGAGCAAGCAACGGAAACAACATCTTCACCCAAAGTCTTTCATTCACTGAAAATTTCACTCTGCTTCTTTGGTATAAACCACAGGCAACCTCAAGTGGTATCGCCAACCAAAGCGAGTCTCCGGGTATCATTCAAATCGGCGCTTATGCGCAAAACGCGAGCCTGACGGTTTGGGATTGGTGCGTGAGCACGCCCAATTCTCACCGTGTTCAAACCTACTTGGACAACGGAACCGTGTGGTCAGACGTTCAAGCATCGGCCACGACATACCCCGATGCGGTATGGTGCAACCAATATCACCACATTGCATTAGCTTTCAGTGGAAGTCTTGGAAAATGGAATCTTTACAAGCTTTACATCGACGGCACGCTGCAAACGACCATGAACTTTGCCACACCCTTTCCAAGCGCCAGTATTGCACAAGGAAACAAAATTTACGCACCCGCTGCGAACGGCGGTTCCGCTAACAACAGTTACGCGATGATTAGCACTTACAGTCG